CGACGACGCCCGGATTCGTCGCGCCGTTGACCGCCAGTCCCGACACGCCGACGGCGTCCAGGAAACTTGGCAGATCGTAGGTCGCCGCGTTGTGCATCAATTTGCGACCGACGATCGACACGTGCGTCGGACTGACGTTGCCGGCCGTCACCTCGGCGCGGAATTCCGGGTCGACGCTCATCTGCTGCGACACGATGTCCGCGAGAATCACGGCGGAGCCCATGGCATCCGTGTAGATCTTGAGCGTGTGCGGGAGGTAGTGCGACATGGCGGCGAACTCCTACGAGACGGGTGGTCGGGCGAGCAGGACCCGCAGCCAGCGCCGGCCGAACTGGACCAGGTCTTGCGCTTCGGCGGGGATGATCTTGGTGATCTCGTCGCGCATCGAGATCCGCGACTTCGGATTGCGCAGGTTGAATTTACTCGGCAGCAGGACGCGGGCCTGCTTGCCGGTGGCCCGGATTCGCACGGGACCGAGGGCCAGGGATTGCCCCTCGCCGCTGAAGACGAGCGGCCGCTCGTGATGCTGGCGGCGGAGCTTGCGGCCGGCGTACGAGAGGCGAAAGGCCCGCCCGCCCGGATCCAACCCCATGCCTTTGCGCTTGTAATAGCGGTACCGCTGGTAGGCCGATTCCTTGAAATGCTCGGGCAAATACAAGTCGTGCCACCGCCGGCCCATCTGCTCGAGCGTGGCTTTCGCCGCCTGCTGCAGCTGGCGTTTGCGAATTCCGAACTTGCGGAACTTGGCGGGGTCGAGATTGAGGCTGAGCAGCGACACTACGTTACCCCCCAATCCACCTCGAGGTACGCCAGGTCGCAGTCGCCGACCGTCGGCACGTCCTCGGGGCGCGCCCGATAAACGCCGTCGGCCCGCACTTCGCGGAGCGTCAGGTAGCCCGCCTGGCCGGCGAGCTCCCACAGTCCCGGCGCGGAGGGATCGCCGGACTGCACGACCGCGCCGACGAAGTTGTGATAGTCGCGCTCATTCGCGCCGGGGTCGGCCGCGTCGAGCGTCGGCGGCGCGCGGTGGAACTCGACCACGAGCGAGCCCGAGGCGCGGCAGTGATTCGGAGCGGCGACCGCGCGCCACGACACGCCCTGCAGCGGCACCCAGATCACGGCGAACGGCCGCAGCGCCGCGAGGGCGTCCAGATCGGCAAAGAGCGGCATCGTCTGGCGGTAGATCCGGGCCTTGGCCTGGTCGACCGTATAGCTCGCGCCGTCCCAGGTGCGAAACGCGGTCGTGTTCGCCAGCTGCTCTCGCAGGGCGTCGACTACCGTCGCGATCGTACCCACCGCCGTGTCCACCGCGTTTACCTCCGGGCGTCAAATGTCCGCCGCGCCCGCTCGAAGACGTACACCGCGTGCAGGGCTTCTTGGGCGACGACCTCGCCCGCGAACGTCCAGGGCCTCACGTCGTCGTCCCGCGCCGCGGCTCGGGTGAGCTGCGAGCCAATGTCGGGCGTATTCACGACCGCGCCGCCCGCAAACGTCGCGTCGCGCGAGACCATCACGCGAATCCGCTCCGTCGCGTCCACCGACTCGCGGCCGACGGGGCGGGCGTTCCCGCCGTCCCGCCGCGGCTTGGTTTCCGCCTCGATCTTGACCGTGATCGTCGTCGCCGATCCGCCGCGCGGCTTGTACGACACTTCCTCGCCGAACCAGTCGGTCGACAGGGCGGTCGTGGCGAGCACGTGTTGTCGGAGTTCGGCGAACGTCATGCACCGTTTCCCGGGAAAAGCACGTCACGGCTCGCGCGGGGTCGCCCGCCGGCGTAACGAGTCAGGTTGACGCCGGCGGGACGAGTCCCGCGACAAGGAGAACTCAGACGGGCAGCCGATACTCGATGATCACGCCCAGCAGCGAAACGGCCGGCACGCCGGTCCCGCTCGCCTTTTGCAGCTGCAGGAAAGGTTGCAGGCCGCCCGTATAGCCGCTCATGTCGAACGCCACGTGATCGCAGACGCGCCGCAGCACGCCGTTGGCGTCGGTCGCGCGGAAATGCAGCTGCTTGCCCTTGCTGGTCGCGGGCGGACTGCGACTGCTGATCCCCTCGGAAAAGTCGATCATCAACGACTTGTGCGTCACGATTCCCAGCGACAGCCCCGTGGCCTTGTCGTCGACGTCGGTCGTGCCGTCGTCCGACTCGCAGAGCAGCGTCGTGTTGGCGCTCGCCGCGCCCACGATCTTGAACCAGGCGTTCTGGGCGATCGCGTCCGGATCATCGGCCTGGCTGCCGGCCATGCCGATCACTAACGTCACGTTCGCGGCCAGCGTCGTATTGGCCTTGAGGATGAACTCGGCGCTGATCAGGTCGTCGATGTCGAACGACTTGATGTCGCCGAAGTAGAACGTCAACACCTCGGCCTCGTCGGTCGCCGCCAACGTCGACTTCAGGCCGTCGACGCCCGTCGTCATCGTCGGCGCACCGGCCGCCGAAGTGTCCTTCTTGAGCCATTCGTCGACCCCGGCGCTCGTGCCGGGCGTGTACGACCCGTGAAAGAACCGCTCGAATTTTCTCGTCCGCACGCTCATGAGTCACCTCGTAAGAATCAATGTTTAAGACTGGCTGGAACACGCGACTGGCGGCGCCGTGACGGCGCCGCCAAACGTCATGGCGGCGGCGATCACGCCCCGTAGTTTTCCACGACCGTGCGGTACTGCTTGGCCGCAACGCCGACGCGGATCTCGAGCGCGACCCACTGCGTCTGGCAGCTCGGGTCCCACCACGTTTCGCGGCGGCCGCCCGGTCCCCAGCCGCGGAAGTATCCGCGCACGATCGCCGGGGCGCGAGCGGGATCGGCGAAGCCCCACCACTTCGTGGAGCTGTAACCCTGCAGTTCCGGCTCTTCGACCACCGCGGCCAGGCCGCGATAGACGTTGATGTTGGCGTCGGTCGCCGGATTCTTCACCTCGGGGATTGCGCCGAACGCGGCGAACACCTGCAACGCTCCCTCGTTCAGCGCCGGAGGAACGAGCACGACCTTCAGCGGCTCGCGGATGTATCCCTTCCCGCCCACGGGCCGCTGCCCCTGGATCTTGAGCTTCATCTTCGTCCACTGCGCGGCCGACGGCGCTCCGCCCGCTCCGCTCGCCACCTGGTTGGCGTGGTTCGTGTCGTCGATCAGCTGGTAGCCGTCGAGCAGGTATGCGTTGCTCGTCAGCAGATTCAGGCAGAGGTTGTTGACGGTCAGTTCCGCCGCCTCGCCCATTCCCAGCATGGCCTCCGCAAACGCCCCCAGATCGTCGTTGGCGACGAGCGCCGGGGTCCAGCCGAACGCATTGCCGTAGCGGCGCGCCTGCATCGCCGACAGGATTTCCTCGGCGATCGCGAACTCCTGGTAATCCTTGCCGTCCGGCACTTCATCGAGCACGTAGGCCGAAGACTTCGCGACGCTGGGCGCGCTCTTCAGGTCCGGCAGATCGCTCGCCGTGCGGCCCGTCCACTGCTGGTAGGTCGCATTCGCGCGTCCCAGCCCGTCGTCGAGCATCTTGTTCGCGATCGAGCTGAGCAAATTGGGAAACGACGCCGGTCGATTGTAGGCCGAGCCCTCGTCGTTCAGAATCGCATGCCCGCCGTTCATTTCCAGCTGCAGCGCCCGCTTCGCCACGTCCTCTCCGCTTTCGAATGCCGGCCGTCGATCGCCGAGGATCGCCAGCGACTCGCGCGCCAGAAACGCCAGCGGCACGCCCGCCTGACCCCACCGCTTCGCGACGGCGCTGGGCTTGTCGACTTTCAGGCCCAGTCGCATCGACAGAGCGTCGGTCGCGTCCTGCAGAAACGCGGACTGGCCGGCCTCCGTCGCCTCGTACGTGTCCACCGGACGGGCGATCGGCTTTTCCGCGGCGGCCTTCGTCGCGAACCAGCCGTTGACGATCTCGTCGATCGACTTGTCGCCGTCGAGAGCGTTGTCGATCTCCGCCTGCGAGACCTGCAGCACCTTGCCGCGTTCCCGGATCTGCTTGACGCGATCCCGCTCCCGCTTCGCCCCCTCCTGGGAACGGGCCTCGGCCTGCTCGCGGTCGTGCGCCGCCTGCACCGGGTTTGCGGACGGGACGATCGCCTGAGCCTGCAGGGGAGCGGCCGTCGCCGCGATGAGCGCGGCGTGCTCCGTGCCGTTCAGCGCGGCGATGATTTTCGCCTCCTCGCTCGGCACGGCGCGATGGCTCGCGGAAAAGAAAGCACCCAACGCCACCTGACAGATATCGTCGGCGACGTCAAGCGCGTTGATCAGGCCCCGCGCCCAGAGCGCGGCTTTGATCTTCGGATTCATGGCACTACTCCGCGTTTGACTCGCCGCGCTCGCACCGGCGGCAGGGGTGGACTCGTGTTTCGTAATGTTTGGCAGGGCCGCGACGACGGCGGCAGTCGCGGCGTGCGACGACAGGGCCGCGGCGTCAGCGAGCACTGCGGCGGCGATCGCGAGGGGCGCCGCATTGACGGCCGGACGCTGCTGGTGCTGAGCCGTGCCGCGTGGAAACATCGCCAGCACGTCGTCGATCGATTGGACGACGCCATCGACCAGGCCGCGTGTCACCGCCTCCGCGCCGACGAACGTCGACCCCTGCCCGAATTGACTGTGCACCGTCTCGAGACTCACGCCCCGGTTTCGCGCGACGGCAGATTCAAATTGTCGGCCGTAGGTACTGACCATCCGCTGCAGCTCGGCGCGGCCGGCGTCGCTCAGTGATTCATACGGGCTCGCGGCGGCCTTGTTGCTGCCATGGCGAACGACCGTGTAGGCCGTGTCCGTCGGCTTCCACGCCTCGTGCACGGTCATGGATCCGATCGAGCCGACCATGGTGGACGGCGTGACATACACCTTGTCGGCGGCGCTGCCGACGTAGTAGGCGGCCGAACAAATCAAGCCCCGTGCGAACGTCAGCAGCGGCTTGCGGCCGCGGGCGTCGTACAGTTGCCGCGCGGCCTCGTCGTTGCCGATCGCGTCGCCGCCTGGACTGTCGACCAGCAGGAGAATTCCGCGGACCTTGGGATCGTCGAGCGCGGTCTGAACATTGGCTTGAAACGCGGACAGCGACGTCGCCAGCCCGTAGCGCGTGTAGATGTCGTCGGACCGGCGAATCATACCGGCGAGCGTCAGGATCGCGACGTCGCCAGCCATCTGCAGGCCTGGATCTTCGTTGCGGCGACCAAAGATCGCCGCCAGGCTCGCCTCGCTCACCTCGCCAAGTTCGATGGCGCCTCGCATGCCGGCCACGAGCTGGTCAAGGGTCCCGGGCTCCACGTTCCAGACGGCCGTGCTCTGGAGCTGATGCAGCGCCCGGTGCAGGCGGGCGCGATTGGAGTTTTTCACGGCGCGGCCTCCGTCGTCGCGGTCGTCGTCGCGGTCGTCGTGTCGGCGGCGCGCGTATTCCCGGTGACCTGCCCGCCCTGGCCCTTCGAAAAGTCGAGCACCACGCCCAGCATGTCGCAGACGTGATTTTCGAGCGCGATCTGCCGCAGTACCCGCACCCAGTGCCGCCCTAGATTCGCGCATTCGATCTTGAGCGTGGAGAGACCGGAACGCAGCCTGCCGATCTTGGCGTTGGTTTCGCTGTCCGGATCGAGCAAGTCCCGGCCCGGCCCCATGGATTCGAACCGCTGGTACCGCCGCTCATTGGCCAGGAATTGCCGGGCCGTGACCGTCGACAGCAGCCCGGCTCCGACCGCCAAGCGATTGAAATCCCGGCGAATCGGCAGCGCCACTTGCCGCGCGAACCACCGCTGGATCGGCAGGATATGCGCGTCCTCGTCGAGCTTCGCGGCGCGCGTACTCGAAAAACTCGTCGACGAGTAATCGCCCGTGAGCGTGTAGTAGCTGACGCCCGCGCCGGCAGCCGTGTAGCGATCGATCAGCCGAAAGAACGACTCGGCATTGGCGTTCGGGCGCTTCGACTCGATCATTTCGACGACGTCGTCCGGGCCGATCACGGCGGCGATTGGCGACGACCCTAGTTTTAGGTCCTCGTTGCCGTACTCGTCGACGTCGTCGAACGCATCGACGATGCCCATGCTGCCGCGATTCGGATTTTTCTTTTTCCAGACCATCGCCAGCGAGGCGTTCTTGGCGGCGGTTTGCAGCTCGGCTCCCATGAACTTGTCGCGGTCGATTTCATTCTGTCCGATCGCGTGCAGCCAGCTCACGCCCACGTTTTGGCTCGGGCGCTCCTGACGGAAGACGTGCAACACCCGCTCGGCCGGCACGCGGGTCGACCCGCGCGTTACGAGGAACGAATCGTCGGGATGGGCGTCGTAGATCCAGAACGCCACCTCGCGGCCGTACAGGTCGAGCTCGATCCCGTTCACGACGCGATTGCCGTCCTCGCCGCCCACCTGGTCGCGCGTCGTGTCGAGCTGCTCGCGCTCGATCAGCTGGTACCGCAGCGGGATCTTGTCGCCGGTCGTTTGCACGATCGACTTGACCAGCAGGGCGGCGCCGGTCCGCACGCACTCCGAGATGAAGAGGCGTTGCAGATCCGGTCCGGCCAGTTTGCCGGCGACGTCGACCTGCTTCGGGTCGTGCCAATATTCCTCGTAGTACTCGTCAGACTCGAGGGCATACGCCAGTCGCTCGTCGAGATCGTCCGGCGTCAGGTCCGCCAGGTCGATCCAGGGTTCGAAGGGATCGGCCAGCGTCTGCAGGCCCGTGCCGACGATCAAGTCGGGGATCACCTCGACCAGCCGGCGAATGTGCGAGTTATTCCGGTCCTGGTCGCGCACCCGGCGGTGCATCAGCTCGGACGAGTCGTATGCGGCGGCGTCGCCGCTGCGGGCCGGCGGCTGGTAGTTGCGCGTCGCGCGATCCACTTTGCCCAGGCGATACGAGGCTTGGCCGCCAATCTGCCTCTGGGAGGCGTTGAGGAACGCGATCGTCTGCGCGCGCGTCACGGCGTCGCGCGTGGCGTGACTCCGATCGTGGCGTGTAAACAAACCCACCGGTCACCTCAATTGAGCGGGCGAAACGTCGCACTGCCGCTGTCCTCAGCCGCCAGATTCTCCAGTCGCTCGATGATCGCGAGCAGTTTATCCGGGTCCGAGATCCGCACCTTGTGGCCGCCCTCCGACCACTCCACGACCGCGTCGCCACTCAACAGGCGGTTGAGCGCGAGCTTGGCGTTATCGAGCAGCGTGGAATAATCGACGGCCATGGGCCGCATTCAAGCACGCTCGCTCCGGGGAGCGAACCCGAACTTTACAATCGTTGTAATCAGCGGTCCGAGAAATCCGCCGGCGGCTCGGACGGCCGCCGCGCCTGATCCGGCAGGAACGACGGCCGCGGCACGTAGACGAACCGGCCGCAATTCGGGCACGTCAACTTCAGCTGCCCTCCCAGCGAGGCGGCTCGATCGACCGCCAAGTACTGCGTCGGCTCTCGGCAGGTGGCGAAGGCGCAGGCGAGCGGCTTGGTCGGCACGACCGCCATCGGTCGCGCTCGTTTCACGCGGGCCTCGCATCCCGGCACCTGACACTTGTAGTGGGTGACGCCGCCCTGGGTCGACGCCGCCGTCATCAGGCAGTTGTGGGTGTCGCAGTACGGTCGCGAGCCGTCGCCCTGTCGCGATGGCGGCGCGGCAGCCGCGGCAGATCCTCCGACCTCCGTCGCGAGATCCATCGCCATCGCGGGCTCCGTCGCGCGCGCCTGATTCGTTTCCGGGGACACTCCGTGTCGTTCCGTCTTGGCCATTTTCTCTCGTCTCCTTGTTTACCGGTCCGCCAAATCTTCGTGCTCGCTTTCCCGACGGCGGACCGGCGCCGGCGTGCGAGCCTGTTGCTTCCGTTGCTTCGCCCACTCCTCCCACGGACCGGGATCCCAACCCATGGAACCGACGACCATTTCGGCCGCGAACTCCGCGTACACCTCGCAGTCGCAGAAATCCACCGGGATCTGATGCGAGCGCGGGCCCCACTCGATCTTTTTGCGGCCGCGCTTGTCGATGATCACGCGTCGCTCGAGGTTGCAAACTTGTTGCAGGTACGATTTGCCAAGCGTGACCGCATCGCTGGTGACGTGCCACGAGCCGGGCTTGCCGGCCGGTGCGAATAGTCGCTCCACGAGGTCGGGATACAGCTCGGCCACGGCGAGTCGCCACACGGCCATGCCGCCCTCGTACTCCTCGCCCGTCCGCACGTTCCGCTCGACGACGCTGCGTTGATAGCGGACGCCGGCGAGCTGGCCGTCCCCTTTGACCGCCCGGACCCGCTCCGTGCCCTCGCCCACCACCCAGGCCTCGGGTAGCGAGCGCATCCAGGCGTGCACGGCCTTGGGGGAGTGTCCCGAGTCGCAGCACAGGAGCCGCACGGCCAGCGACGACGCGCCGAGCAGTTTGGTCGTCGCGCCGCCGTGCACGGGGAATTGTTTGCCAAGGATTTCCTCGCCGGCGATCCGCAAGTCGCCGCGCACGAGCGAGCCGTCGGCGTCGTCCTCGGTCCGCTCGATCCATCCCCAGTCGACGAGCCAGCTCGTGCGGTGCGCGCCCCACGCGCGGATTACGTAACGGCAGCCGGAGGCGTCGCCCTGCACGTCCTTGCCGCTCGTGAGAAACCACGCGTCCGCCGGCAGGAAACCGCGCGGATGAGCCGCTGCGAGCCGCGTCCCGACGTCGTACCACTGCGGGATTTTCTGCTTGGGCCGATACGCCAGTCCCAGCGTGTTGCCCCACCAGTCTCGCAGTTTGCCTTCTTCGACGGCCTCTACGTAGGAGGCGGCGAGGTCGCCGAAGGACTGCGTCTCCGAGTGGACGGCCCACAGGTGATAGCCCAGCGAGCGGCGGTCCGCCGGCGGGGACTCCGCGGCTGGATCCGAGCCGTACAACACCCATCGCCCCGCGGAAATGAAGCGCTGCTTGTCCACGTCCTCGATCCGGCAGCTCTTCTCGCACACGTAGTGCGCCCCGGCGCGGGCCTTCTCGGTTGCAAGCAGCTCGCCGCCGGCGTCCTTGAGTCCGCCAATCCCGCCGCGCTCCGCGTACGGCCCGGACTGGTGCGTGAAAAATCGCAGCTCCTGCTGGTGGCCGCAGTGCGGGCACGTGCAGTGCCAGCGGTACCGGGCGCTGGCCTTGGCTTCGAGCGTCGAGATCGGCGAAGGATGCTCGGTCGGCGACGACTCGTGGTAGTGCAGCGCGCGGCGGAAGGCCTTGGTGCGCTGGTGCGATTGTTCGATCGGGTCGCCCGCCCGCTTGTCCCCCTCGTAGACGTCGATTTCGGTGAGCAGCACCCGGCGGCAGGGCCGACCGCGGAGGCGTTGGCGAGCCTGCGACCAGGCGAGGTAGAGCCGCATCGTCCCGAGGTCGACGTAGCGCCGGTTCCATCGCCACGGCTTGGGCACGCGGATCCGCGTGGCTCCGCCGCCGGCGATCGTGGCCGCCGCGTTGGCGTACAGGCGATCCCGGAATTCGATCGCCGAGCTTTCGTCCGGACAAACGATCATGGCGGGCGCCGGGTCGTGCTCGGCACAGTACAGCAGCGCCCCGATCAGCGTGAGCGTCTTACCGACCTGCGTCGAAGCCTTAACCGTGACGCTGCGGACCTCGGGATCCGTGATCGCCGCCAGGATGTCGCGCCACCACGGGCGATTCGCGAGGTCGAACCGGGCGGAGCTACTTTCGACCTGTCGATCGAGCCGCAGGTTTTCGCGGCACCACCGGTCGGGCCTGGGCCTTTTTGCCGCCGCCCACGCGTCGCGGATGCACGCCTGCAGCTTTTGCCGGGCGTTGCGGCGTGCTCGCTGGCGCAGCTCGTCGGCCGGGGTCAGTGGTTCGGGGAGCGTCGTCGTCGTTATCGTCGTCGCCCTCCGTCGCGCAGTCGGCCAGGGACTCGAGCACTTGCAGCACCTTTCGCCGCACGATCCGCGCGACGAATCGCCGCAGTTTGGCCCGCGACGCAGGTATGGCGTCGGCTATCTGCTCGGGCAGTTCTTCCAGGAGCGACCGCGCCGTCGCGATCGCGGACGTGATGGTCGCCTCGGCCTGGTCGCGATCGATCAGCGTGCCGAGCTTCACTTCGAGGTCGACCTCGCGCCGCGCCGTTTCCGCCGCCAGCTTGCGCAGCCGCAGCCGCTGCGCCGGATCCGCGTCTGCCGTCTCGCCGCCCTGTCCGCTGGTGGCCGCGCGCCATCGTTTGATCGCCCCGATCGGAAAGTGTCCGTTCCGCTGCCCGGCCGTCCCGGCTTTCCCGGGAAACGTCGGATCCGCCGCCCACTTACTCAGCGTCCGCTCGTCGACGCCGAGCAGCCGCGCCGCGTCCGCCCTTGTTTTCGCGACCTCGTCGTCGGCGCCGTCCGGCTGTCGGTCGGCCGCCGCCGGCGGCGGGGCCGTCGTCCGCAGCTCGTCCATCAGCGCGGCGAAGCGCTGCTTCTCGCGCTCGTCGGCCCAGTTCAGCAAGGAGCCCAGCGAGCTCTCGTCGGACTCGCTCTCGCGGCGTGACGGCACTCTTGCGGCGCTCCCCTGATTCGGCGAGCCGGACCCACAGTCCCAATAGCTTCGCGTACGACTCCGGATCCTCCGTCGCCTCGATCATCGCCGGCAGTCGCTCGACGATCCTGCGGATCCGGTCGTCCGCCACGACCTGCGACCCATCGATGAGCCGCAGCCCCAACAGCTGCAACGCGTCGCCCGCCAGCGGCGGGCCGGCCTGCGGATCTGCGTCCAGCAGCTCGGTCGGGGCCGGGTCGGGCGCCGCGACCCTCCCGGCCTCCTGCTGCTGGTGCCCTCGTTTTTTACTCACACGCGATTTCCGCGCGCGATGGACAGGCCT